ACAATGGGGACAATGGCCATGGCCGAGACAGAACTTTGCTCAACTGATAAGCGATTTGAGAACACAGAATGGGGGCATTATAGGGCTGAATATTATGTTTCCGGAACCGGACAGGTTTGGAGGCGATCTGATTTTATCGAGTTGGATAAACGAGAATGGAGTCGTTTTAAGCCAGACACCATCAGCCAGAGGGGTGAGGAGTTCAGGCCCGCACATTGGAACAGCCACAATAGGTCCTTCGAACCCGACAGACTTCTTGCTAAGTTGGCCAAATCTCGTCGTAAATATTTCAGAACTCGAACAGTCGGCTGACGGTATTGGTGTTATAGCATCAGCACCACAACCAGACAATCAAACCAGAACATATCCGTTAGCAATTGGTGTAGAGGGTAAAATATATCCTTCGTTTGCTATTGAGATGTTGAGAGCATATACACAGAAGCCAAGTTATATGTTAAAGACATCAGAAATAGGTGTACAAGAATTTGCAGTACCACCTTTTGAACCTATTGTTACACAACCAGACGGAACAGCCTATATTCGTTTCAACAACACTTTTGAAGAATACGAATATACAGATGCGAGTGAACTGCCTGACTTAGGTGGAAAGTTCGTTATAGTGGGTGTGAGTGCAGAAGGTGTTGCCAACCCGGTGCCCACTCCGAGAGGCAACATACTCCCACAGCATATACAAGCACACATGCTACAAAATTTTATTGATGGCAGTAACATTACCAGATCTGAATTATCGTCGCTTATAGAGCTTCTGTGTGCGTTGTGTGCTATGATTTTAATAGCAATGTCAGTGTATAAAGCACCAATTTGGTTTAGTGGCATATCTTCCTTGGGTATTTTAGCAGGAATTGGCTATTACAGTACCTACTCTTATACAGCAAATTTAATGTTGTTTGACGCAACATTTCCTGTGTTAGCAGGCTTTTTGATTTTCACACAGGCAAGTTTCAATAACTTTTGGATACAGTTTAAGTTACGTGAACAAATCAAAAAACAATTTGAACATTACCTTGCTCCTGCAATGGTTAAAAAATTACAAAAGAATCCAGAACTGCTACAGTTAGGTGGCGAAACAAAAACAATGACATATTTGTTTTCAGACATACGTGGCTTTACACCTATCTCAGAACAGTTCAAAACAGACCCACAAGGATTAGGCAAACTGATCAACAAATACATGACACCCATGACAGACTTAGTGTTAGCAAACAATGGCACAGTAGACAAATACATTGGAGACGCTCTCATGGCAATATGGGGAGCACCACTCGACATAGAAGACCATGCTCAACAAGCCGTGGATACAGCAAGGGCTATGGAACCAGCATTGGCAAAATTAAATAAGGAATTACGTGATGAAGGTCTTATGGAACTTAGTATTGGAATTGGTCTCAACACCGGTGACGCAGTGGTGGGAAATATGGGTTCGGATCAGAGATTTGATTATAGTGTATTGGGGGATTCCGTTAACCTCGCCGCAAGATTAGAAGCTCAAACAAAAGAATACGGTGTGTTCTTTATGTTTACAGAGCACACCCTCAAACAAATAGAACGTGTTGAAGGCACAGTAATGTTGGACAAGATTGCTGTAAAAGGCCAATCAGAACCAGTCAAAATTTATACTATTTTAGATAATCACAAGTACGCAAGAACAATTGAACGCATGGTTGATTATTATCAAGACAGACTGTGGAGTGATTGTGCCCACCAAATTAAAATTATGAAAGACCATGGCTGGAATAACACACTGGCTGATTTATATGCAGAAAGGATCTCACGCCCAATGCCACAAGGTGATTGGGATGGTGTTGACAGAAAAACTTCTAAGTAAAAAATTTCTTAGCAAGATTAGGAATTTCGTTGTTTTGTATCATTTTAATAATGGTTTCGGTTATATTAATTTCTTGACGAACCATAGACATTCTAAACAAAAGTTTTTTTAATTCTTGTTCATAGAATTCTAATTCCTGCTCTTTTTGAAGTTTTTCATCTATCAGGTCTGCAATCTGTACAATCTTTTTACTATCCTGCATAGTAATATTTATACTATTCGTCAGGTTGCCAATCTTGCATGTTTAGGAAAAATTCGTAATAGTATCTTGCATCTTTTATATGTTGTCTAGCATGAAACAATTCTAGGGGGATTTCTTTTTCGTTAAGTTTTAATAGAGGCCAGTAGTATCTTTTTAATATTTTTTCAATACGTTTAATATCATGTTCTAGAGCATCTAGTATACTATTATTAAAAGATCGGTCTGTGATTAATTCTGCTAACCACTGATGATTATAATTTTCTGGATTGTATCGGCGAACCATGTTTCTTGTTTCGTAATATAATGCTCGTACAGGATTAATATCTGTTCTATATTTTTTCATTATATTAGGAAACACAAAATCTGAGTCTCTAGTTCTGGCATTTGTTAAACTGTGAGAATATTCTTTCTTCAAAGACTCTCTGAGCACAGATAAATCTTTACTCATATTCTGTGAGTATTCAGAAATTAGTTTATCTGCTCTTTTTTGATAAATTTTAGTCATATGAGGTTTACATTTTTCAATGTCCTCTATAGACCAAATGCCGTCTAATAGGTCGTGTGGTATTGTTTTTGTCTTTTCAAACTTGTCTAATTCTGCTTGTATACGAATACATATGAAATCAATTACACTTGACACTATCACTCCAATTATACATTATTTAATCAGTGTGTATGTCTAATATAGTGTGTAGTTTTTCTGTGCCGCCATTAGTGCCCAATGTTGTTTTGGCACCTTGATGTAGAGGCCTAGGCCACTGCCCTATATCTACCCACGCATAGCCTGCACTCTCACCGTTTAACTTAGGTGAAAATTCTTTTTCTATTACAGCAACAAAACTATAATATATAAAATTTTTATCTCTGCTTTGATATATGTCTATTGGATTTAATTTTTCCAATTGAGGCATGAAACCAATTTCTTCACTTAATTCTCTTTTCAAACATTCAAATGGAGTCTCATTTTTTTCTATGATACCTCCAAAGAAACCCCAGGTATGCTTAAAACGTTTATCACTATTTCTTAATTGTAGTAGGCATCTTCCTGTGTCTTTTGCTAAAAAAAGAACGCCAGCGGCTTTGATCATAATATTAGTCTCCAGTAACCACCATTGTATTCTCCTTCCCAACTGCTTATCCAACTGTTTGAAGTCCACTTAAATTGTGCGTTTGTATATGAGTTTGTTACATAAGCAACATCACTTACACTGCTACTGTCAAATACTATGTTCCATTGATTACCGTCGTACTCAATTATGTCGTTTTCGTTTGCTGTTATACCTCCCCACTCAGTAAATGACGCAAGAATGTTCTCAGTGAGTAGATATCGTTGTCCTAGTGCCTGTGGATCAAGTCCATTTGACGGCCTAGATGTTTGTGGATTAATAATTTTTGTAATGTCACTAAGTGTGTTTGATGGTAATGTGTCAACGTCTACGTTAAAAATTAAAGACGTTTCATCTAAAGGATTTGATACAACAGTTCCTATTACTAGTTGTGTTTGGTCGTCCATATCGCTAGATAAATTTAATTCTAACCTGCTTGTGGCTTTTAACTCCCCTTGCATTTCTATCAAGTCTGACCATTTAGTTGGTTGCCCTTGTGTAGTTACTAATTTCACACCACCATTTGCTACTTGTAGTCTATAATCATTTGGAGTTATAACAACTTGTGCAGTTTCGTCCCAATGCTCAAAGAAATCATAATATGAATCATCTGTAATACCCAAAGAATCTATGTCTTTGACACTATGAATATCTGCAATAATCTTTTGAATAATTTTTTGTCTTTGCACTTTTGCTGGCGGCGAAATCCAAATTGGAACGTCAAACGTTAAGGTTGAAATATCAATTTGTTCGTCTACACCTGCAGGTAAACTTTTGCTACTAAAATTTATATCTGTAAGTTCTACTTCAAATACATTACTCCAATCTAATGGATTACTATTAGATTGTAACTGGATACTTGGGTTAAACAATACCATAATTTGTTCAAGTAATTGTAATTTGGTATCAGTGTTAGTAGTCCATATATCTACCTGAATAGTTAAATTGTATGGAACAGGCATGTATCTTTTTGTTGTGTACAAATTTCCTTGCTCACTTGTATACACATTATTTTCTCTGTCCCATTCTCTTTCAGCAACTTGTTGTGTATCCATTAGATATGGGTCTTGTGTTCTTTCTCTTGCTATACCCAAACTGCCTATGCTTACGGTTATCATAGGAGCATTGTTAATTGTGTTTTCTGAATTGTTACGCAATATGTGTGCAACCATTCTGCTGACATCGCCATAACGTGCAGGTACACGATTATAGTTTACACCTTTTTCAGTGTTTTCTCTAACCTTAAAATTTGAGAAGATCCTGACAAGTTGGATCAGATAACGTTTTATCTGTTCGTCATACCAATAATCTAAATTTTTACCTGCCATTCTTTCCTATTCCTGTCTTTTCCATCCAGTCATGATATCTATAATAGTCACGTCTGTCAGAACACCAAAACCAACCTTTAGGGTTGCCTTGCTCTAAAACTTTGAACGCTCTTTCTGTTAGACGTTCTCTAGCCTCGACATCAGTCTCTCGGCTCTGTTCGTTACTTGTTTGTACCATCTGCTATCCCTGCCCTCTACTGCGGCTGTCTTCCAATCGCCTTCTAATATAGCGGCATGCATTTTTTTGAATTTACTTAAACGTGTCCTACCCATGTTAAACATCATATTAACCAGGATCTGCTGGACTTCGTCTGGTAAGTCGTTAAACTCCCCTCCTTCGTATAGAGCGTTACATTCTCCGATGGCAATGTCAAGGTCGTTCTCGAAACACTCCTTAACTCTTTGCTCCTCAACTGGAGTTCCTGTTGGTTGTCCATATTCCGGGTCACTTTCGAGGACAAGGTGACCAACTCCAAACGTGGGATAACCGAGGTGATCGTTGTAGATTTCATAAACT